GTATTCTCTAACGGAAGGCAATTAACTAACGTGAGATTCTAAGACTATGGACGAAGGATTTTTGAGGCTAAGCCGCAGGTTTTTCTCGAATGAAATGTGGAATGAAGCCCGTACTTTTAGCAGTTGCGAAGCGTGGTTAGACTTAATTCAGTCTGCACGATTTGAGGCAACGCCCCGAAAGGAGAGTATCGGAGGTCGAGAAATCTCTTATTCAAGAGGTCAATATCCTGCATCCATAAGATTTCTGTCACAGCGTTGGAAATGGTCTGAAAAGAAGGTGCGTTCCTTTCTTGTGCATCTTAGAAAGAAAGGTATGATAACTGTTGAGTGCAATCAAGGAATGAACCTTATAACCTTATGTAAATATGAAGAATATAATCCAATGGGCACAAGTAAGGGCACAAGTAAGGGCACAGATATTGAAAAGAAAATCAAAGAATTACAGACCGAATGGGCACAGCTAAGGGCACAACTTGGGGCACAGTCTGTGAACAACAATCTGCCGCAATCCGAACTTTTGCAAAAATCAGGGCACACGGAGGGCACAAATACAAAGAAAGAAGAAGAAAGAGAGTATATAGATATATCTTCCCAGCAAAAGAAAGAAAATACTCCTGACGGAGTATCAAAGAAAGACAAGCTTTCTTCGCCCTCTCTTTCTGAAAAGATTGATTACAGCGGATTGATGGAATACTATAATTCCACATTCAAAGATAGACTCCAGCAGATAAAATCAATGACCGATGTGAGAAAAAAGGCTGTAAAAGCCCGGATAGCCCAATATGGAAAAGAGTCAGTGAGGACTGTTTTCAATCTCATTCTTCAATCCCCATTTCTGCTGGGAGCTAATGACCGCAATTGGAAATGTGACTTTGATTGGATTTTCAAACAAGCAAACTTTACTAAAATATTGGAAGGAAACTATAATGGGACAAGACTTAGTAAAAATCAACAGGATAGCGAGCAGCGAAAACGTGATTCAGTTCTTGCAGTCGCTACAACAGTCAGAGAAGCTGCCGCAAAAAAAAGAAAGGAACTTGAAGCAGAGGGCGTTATTGAATAAATATCCTGACCCTGCACAATTCATACTTGATTACAATCCAGATTTGCAGTTCAAAATTGTTAGGTGTAAGGCGACTCACTCCGATTTAGCCATGAATTTTTCCATACCTACATTAGGGCTATTGGCTTCGACTTATGGAGATGAGACCCCTTTGGAATGGTTGAAAATTCAATTCGGTACACTCAATGACTTCGCAGAGGTATCTACCAAGATTGCTAAGGAGCAGCTTAATGAGTTAGCAGAGATATTTATTTCTGAGTATTATTACATCAATGCAGCTGAGATATGCTTTTTCATTGCACGGTTTAAGTCTGGGAAATACGGACGATTCTATGGAGCTATAGACCCGATGAAGATTACAAGCGCTATGCTTGACTATATCAAGGAACGCCGCATTGACATTGAGCGTTACGAACGTGAGCAATACCGACTACAGCGCCAAAAGGAGATAGAAGAGCGCGGTAGCAACGGAATTTCCTATGTCGAGTATCTTGAACGCGAACGTAAGCTTGTGGAAAGTGGAGATGCAGAAGCCATGAAACGAGCGGCAAATCGTGTATGTAGTATCAGTTTACGTAAGTAGTGGCGAAAGCATAAATTTGACAATAAAGTATGAGACTTACAATATGTTGGACGACAAGAGGCAGGCAAAGACGCTTTTACTATGATATATGCAAAAAGTTTGGCATATCGGATTACATGAGTGTTAATCATGAGACGCCATGCGATATAAGGGATGAAGATATGGAACTGTTGAAGGAATGCGAAAAACGAGGGTTTATCCAAATAAGAGACAAACGGTAAATAATCATGGACATAGAGATTGAAAAGAAAATCGAACAATTGGAGTGGCAGCGCATGATTGATGAGCTTGCAACAGAGAGCAGAAACAAGAATATGAACAAGGCAGAACAGACAAGACAATGACCACCGACACGGCAAATCAGATAATCAGCAAGTATGAGAGTCTTGTAGTTCTGTGCACCTACAACATACTGCTCACGAACGACATCTGTTGCGGACAGGTTATAGAGTGTCTGCATGCGATGAAGAGAACGCCTTATTACAAACAGGCATTCAAGCGGTATTTGAATGATGCCGATAAGGCAAGAAAGGAATACGAGCGTACTGTAAACAGCGTTATCGGTTCAGACCGGAGCGAGTTTTTCGCCGACTGCAACGACAAGTATACGGAAGAAGTGAACAAGCACGTGGATATGCTGTATTGGCAGTTCAAGCAGGTTCTCGACGATAACGGCGTACCCCATTCCGCAGAGATTGTAAGGTTCGAACTTGCAAGGACATTGTGTGATTACGCCTGCATCTAGTTTGACGAAAGGATTAAAGAGCTTCGGAAGAAAGATTCACGGTTCAACGGGTTCACGTTGGAATATTTGAAGCTTTCCAATGTGACAAGGATGATGAACCTTGCTTCCGACTGTTTGAAAATCGGGAAAACGGTCAATATGAACACAGAGCGGTGTACAGCAGCATTTGATGTGCTGGTAAGAAAGCTGTCGGATGCGGATAATATTGCCAACGCGATAAAAGTTTAGTGAGATGAAACCTATTTATAACCTTATAACCCTCCTCATGGACTGGCTCTCGGTAGAGGTTGGAGCGAATGAAGAGTGGTTCTGAATTATGGAAATGAAGAAAAGCGAATTGACACACGGCTCTCTGTTTAGCGGCATCGGTGGCCCGGAAATAGCTGCCGAGATAATGGGCTGGAAAAACGTGTTCCATTGTGAAATAAACCCGTTCGGGAGAAAAATACTTGATTATTGGTTTCCAAACAGCAAAAGTTATGAAGACATCACGAAAACAGATTTTACAGAGTGGCGGGAAAAAATCAATGTCCTCACCGGAGGTTTCCCCTGCCAGCCTTTTTCTTGCGCCGGACAGCGAAAGGGAGCGGAAGATGACCGCTACCTCTGGCCGGAAATGCTACGAGCGATACGGGAGATTCAGCCCGATTGGGTTGTTGGTGAAAACGTTGCTGGAATCCTCTCGATGGTACAGCCCGGCAGTGAAACTGCGTTGGGACGTGAAGAATCTCTGTTCGGAGAGGTTGACCGAAAAAGAATATTGCATCGGCAGGAATACGTCGTCGAAACAGTGTGCAACGACCTTGAACGTGAAGGATATTCCGTCCAACCGGTTGTTATTCCGGCTTGTGCCGTCGGAGCGCCGCACAGAAGAGACCGTGTCTTCTTTATTGCCCACCGTGCAGACGCAGGGGTTAAAGGTATGCAACGAAAATGGGAAAACAACATTCTATCCGGTAGGGCTGCTCCCAACTCCGATGTCTACCGACATACACCATGCAAAACGGGTGAAGGATTTGAAAAATGCAGGTGCAAAAACGATGGCGAGTCGAAGAAACGGAAGCAATCGTCCGAATGGCCTAATGGATTTCATGGATTTCCACGGAATGTTACCTACACCAACGACAAGTTGTCACAATCCCGGAACGGCAAAGGACCGGAAAGACGGCAGTCCCCGGACATCAGAACTGAACCATTTGTGTGCCCGCCTGATTGGGAAAACTTCCCTACTCAATCCCCTGTTTGTAGCCGAGATGATGGGATTTCCACCAGATTGGACGGTATTGCCTTTTCAAAGTGGCGGCAGGAATCGATAAAGGCATACGGCAATGCGATTTTACCACAGGTTATATATGAAATTTTTAGAGCAATAAATATTGTAGAAAATGGAAGAATGGAAAACTATTGAAGGTTATGATGGAAGATATGAAGTCAGTAGTCATGGACGTATTAGAAGCGTCAGTATGTTTTTAGGGAATCATATATATCATGGAAAGGTTTTATCTCCCACAATAGCGACAAATGGATATTTAAAAGTTAATTTAATATTAAGAGGGAAAAAGAAGACTTGTTTGGTGCATAGGCTTGTCGCGAAAGCGTTTATAGAAAATAGAAAAAATCTACCACAAGTAAACCATAAAGATGAAATAAAAACCAATAATAATGTTGACAATCTCGAATGGTGTAGCGAATCGTATAATTGTAACTACGGTAAAAGGAATTTTTTATTGATAGAGAAAACAAGGAAGCCTGTATTGCAATTATCGGTTGATGGGAATTTGATAAACAGATTTGAAGTTTTAAATGACGCCTCCCGAATCACTAGGATAAATGCCGCACATATTTGTGATGTATGTAAAGGGAAAAGGAAATTAGCTGGTGGATATGTATGGAAATACGCCACAAGTAATGTATGAGATATTCCTGGCAATAGAATCTATAGAAAAAGGCAAATAGTATGAACATCCATCAGACAGTCCCCCGCTCCGATTGCACCTCTTTCGCGAAATGTGTCAAGCATTCCCTTGCCTATTGCCGGAAGTACGGTGCATCCGAATGCGGTCCGTGCGAGATAGTGAAACGGAAACCGAGGAACCGGGTGATGGTGGACGGTGTAGAACGCAAGGTGTGCAGCCGCTGCAAAAGACCGCTTCTACTATCCTGCTTCTATGACAGGACAATCTATCGCAATGGAAAGGTGTATCACATCAAGACATCATGGTGCAAAATGTGTGTTTCGGAAGACAATCGGGAACGGAATGAAAGAAAGAAATCGAATTAAAAATAATCTATATGATAATAGCATGGTTTTCTTGCGGTGTAACATCCGCAGTAGCTTGTAAGATAGCACTAAGTCTGTATGATGATGTGCAGATTTACTATATCGAAACAGGTTCCGGGCATCCTGATAACACCCGGTTCCTATCTGATTGTGAAAGATGGTATAATCGCCCGATACATACTATCAGAAGCGATAAGTATCTCAACGTAGAGGATGTGTTGGCTAAGAAAAGATTTATTAATGGTCCTACTGGCGCAGCTTGCACATTCGAACTAAAGAAACAAGTTCGTTACAAGCTGGAAAAAGAGTTGGGAAATTGGGACGGTCAAGTCTGGGGATTTGATTTTGACCCGAAAGAGATTAACCGTGCCATTCGCCTAAAGCAACAATATCCGGATACAAAGCCGTTATTCCCGCTTATCGAGCGACAGATAACCAAAAAGGATGCAATGGGTATGCTTTGGAAAGCTGGTATTGAAATCCCCGCTATGTATAAGATGGGTTACAATAACAACAACTGCATCGGCTGTGTGAAAGGTGGTATGGGCTATTGGAATAAAATACGGAAGGACTTCCCGGAGGTATTCAACCGAATGGCAGTAATTGAACGAGAAGTGAGTGCAACGTGTCTGAAAGACAAATCGGGAAAAATATTTCTTGATGAGCTTTCTCCTAACCGTGGAGAAATACCAGAAGAAATCATGCCTGATTGTTCTCTTATTTGCCAAATAGAATTCCAAGGGATAATGGACAGGCAGGTAGAACGGGTTTTGAAAGGGGAAATTCACATTAATGACGTAACATGAAGAAAAGAATAGAAAAAAAAGATGCAGAAACACCCGCACAGATACAAATTGCATCAGTATTTGAAGTATGCCCGCCAATGGTGTTTCGCTCTGGCATATAAGGGTA